GGTACAGGACGTGCCGATCCAGAAGGCATGATCATTCTTCACTCATACCACTCCGAAGGTCTTAAACTTGAAATAGGGAGGTAAGAGGCATCAAGTATATCTCCGAAAGAAGAATGAAGTTTAACCATGCTGGCCGACCCCTCTCTTTTCAGAATAATCTTCAACAATCTTTACCATAGAAACTTTACTGGACTCAATCGCATTCTTAAGCGCCTTGTTCACCAACTCACGGAGCTTCGTCTTTAGTTCAGATATTTCAGTGGATGAGAATTGTTTCCGGGTGGACATCTCAATGATTAAATTCTCGCAGGCTTCGTAGTACGCGTTCTTCAAACTTTCAGAATGGGTAATGACCAGGCTCTTTACAGCTTCGGTCGGCACGTCCTGGTCCATTCTCGTTTGATCAGACGCCATATTTGCGCGAGATTGTAGATTGTGGAGGGCGGGATCACCCGGCCAGAGAGATTTCATTTATGAAGGGCGCTCAGTTGGGAGGAACCGCTGCGGTGATCAATGCCATCATAGGATACACCATTTCGCAGAATCCGGGAAACTCCATGCTGCTCACTGGGCACACCGAACTTTCTGATGCGGCCTTCCTGAAAGTGGATGCGATGATCGATGCCTGCGGATTACGATCGATGATCCGTCCAAACATTCAGCGTGCAAAGAACAGTAGGACTGCAGATACCAGCAGCCTTAAAGAATTTCCGAGCGGTAACCTGGTAGGTGGAAGCGTGACAAATCACAATCTTCTTCGCCAGTACGATGTGATGATTATGATCGTGGACGATTTTGATGCTTCGAAGATGTTTTCGAAGGATGCTGGATCTACCCGGGAATTGGTACAGCAGCGGACAACTGCCTTCGCTCACAAGAAGAAAATATTTTACGTTTCCTCTCCGCAGTTAAAAGATCAATCTAATATTGAATCTGTTTTCCTAAAGGGTGATCAGCGGTATTACAACGTTCCATGCCCGTGCTGCCATAAGATGATTGTGCTGAAGTGGGAGATAAAGGTTTTGGATAAAGAGCCTGCCGGTATCGTATGGAAGTTGGATAACCACGGCAACCTGGATACGAAGAGTGTTGGATACATTTGCCAGGAGTGCGGTAATTTCTTCAATGACTCTCATAAGTACGAAATGAATATCAATGGCCTATGGGTGCCAACAGTAGTTCCTATTGAAGAGAATCACTACAGTTACCAGCTGCCTTCGTTGTATTCACCGGCATTTATGGATGGATGGGCAGTGATCGTGCAGAAGTACCTGAATGCAAATCCGAAGAATGCTGCTCCAATTGAAAGTAAGATGCAGACATTTGTCAATGTTCAGTTGGGTGAGACTTATGAGAAAACAGGAAAGAATAATGATTCATCTGAGCTTCTTAAAAATATTCGTCCTTATGCGGTTGGTACTGTTCCTGATCTGCTGGCCAAAGATCGTGATGGGAATGGTAATGTAGTGATACTTACCTGCGCGATAGATTTGAATGGTAAGATTGAAGATGCGCGTGCGGATTATGAAGTGGTAGCATGGACTGAAAGTGGCGCAAGCTATAGTATTACACAAGGTAGCGTTGGAACATTCGTTTATAAAGAGGGTGAAAACAAAGGTGATCGTGCACGGTGGACTTATGAACACAAGAAGCCGAACAGCGTTTGGCCTGAGCTTGAAAAAATAATAGGAGCCCTTTATAAGACACAATCTGGAAAGCAGATGAAGATTGTTCTTACTGGGGTTGACTGTGGGCATTTCACAACTCAGGCGTATGCTTTTATAGATAAGACAAATTATAATGTGATCGGAGTGAAGGGTGATAAAGAAAATCAATACAGGAAATTTGGTGTTGATGTTGCAAGCTTCAAGCCAGCTAAGGAAAGAGCCAGATTGTTTTTGCTGGATGTGAATCACATAAAAGATTTGGTTTCAAACATGATGGTTCTGAAATGGTCGCCTTCGGATGGAGAGGTTCAGCCGGTTGACTTCATGAACTACCCTCAGCCATCGGGAGATAAATATGATCCGCATAACTTCTTCAAGCATTACGAATCAGAGCAGCGAGTTGAAGAGAAAAAAGAAGGTGAAGGGGTTGCTTCTATGTGGACGAAGAAGAATAGTGGAAGCCAGAATCACTTCTGGGATGTGCGTATTTATAATTATGCCCTTCGCGAGATATACGCAGATCTTACTTTGCGGATGAATAAACCGCCAATGAAAGGCAATTGGCATGATTTTGTAGCCTATGCGAAGCTTTATAAAAAAATATAGTTAAATCTATTTGTGATTTTGAATGCAAATAGCTACCTATGTGAACCAATAAAAAAACTCACATGACTAAAGAAGAAGCTATTACCGCAATGAAATCAGGTAGTAAAGTAACGCATGAGTACTTTACCAAAGATGAATGGATCACTATGGATTCTCCCAACAGTAAGCATTTTGTAGATGAAACTGGATTATCACTTCCTTGTGATGAATTTTGGAGGTACAGGAAATCAGAAGTGTTTCAAACTGGATGGGAGATTTATGCAGGAAGAAATTGATCGTGTTTACTTCTCCATGTCGGAAGTATGCCAGCAGGTAAAAGTTCCTCCTACGCAAATCAGGTATTGGACATCATACTTTAAAATACATTCTGATCGTAAGCCAGGTATGCTTCGTAAGTACACGAAGAATGATATTCAAAAGCTGATCAGGATCAAATCGCTGGCTGATACAAAATACTTTACTCTTCTCGGGATGAAGAGAATTATTGCTGGTGTAATCACTTTTAGATATCATATATAATGGATGCTTTTTTAAAAGAGAAATTAAATCATCATTGCAAATCATTGTTGAATGAATGTGATTGTAAAATCTTATTCCACACCACTTCTTCATTTGAAAATTTTGATGATTATGATTTGGATTTCTTGTATAGAGTTGCTTTTGGTAGATGGGCTTATCATTTAACAAGGAAAGGATATATTGATGCTATTAGCAATTATTCAAAATCTTTAATAGAAAAATCATCACAAATAATGAAGGAATTTACTCCTGACTCTATCTTCGAAAATAATGGTAAGCCATCTAAAGTAGATTGGAATGCCAAAGATTAAATTAAATCAATGTCCCGGGTGCGGAGCAGTTTGGGATATGGAGGAAATCGAAGATCATGAATGTGCTGCCTGTGGATGGCCGTACGATGATGAAGAGAAAGAATTTGATCCTGATAATTTGGATGACTCAGATAATTAACTCACATTCGAATTATGAAACGCTTTTTGATAATCGCATTACCGTTGGTGTTCGCCTGCGCTCTTGCCGTAAGCCCCTCTGAGGCTTCCGTAATCAAAAAGGATGCGATTCACGTTAACTCAGATTACTCTCTGTCCATTGCCATCGAAGCTCCAGCGAAAGCAGCTTTTATTTATGATGCATTGGTGCCTGCGGGTATTGTGATGCCAACCGTGAAGAAAAACTATTTTGAACTTTCTGCTAATGATGCTTCGAAAGGAGTGTTTAATAGGCAGAGACTTCGATGTAGATCACCATCCTAATCTCAGATTTATAAAGAAAAAAGAAAGCCTGACTTAAAAAATCAGGCTTTTTTCGTTCCAATATTGATGTTTCAGTCTCATTTATGGAAAAATTCTTGCTTTAAGAAAAAAATCCGATATGTTTGTAAGAAAAATTACAAGCTATGGCATCTGATGCAGTAGGTCAAGAAAGAATCTCCCGGGTTGTTGGATATAAGATTAAGAAGGGCAACTTTCAAACATCTGGACCAAATTTACCACAGCGAGTATTGATGTTTGTTGAAGCTAATGATGCAAATCAAGCTACTTTGACCACCGCTGGATTCCCTAAAAAAGAAGTAACTACACTTCGGCAGGTTGGAGATACTTATGGATACGGATCACCTGCTTATCAGGGCGCTCGTATCCTTTTGCCTATTTATGGGGATGGATTAGGTGGAATTCCTCTTGTGGTTATTCCTGTTGCCGCAGCAGTTGGTGCTGTTGCAAAGGTATTAACCATCACGATCACTGGTAATGCGACCAGTGGAGGCACACATTTCATTAAAATTTGTGGACGTACAGCGATCGATGGTAGTACTTTCGCGGTGAATATCTCTTCTGGTGACACTCCTACTATAATTGCGCAGAAATATGCTGATGCGATCAATGCAGTACTTGGCGCAATAGTAATTGCTACAAATGCACTCGGAGTAGTTACTCTTACTGCAAAATGGAAAGGACTTACTTCAAACGCAATAACTGCAACTGTGGATACTGGTGATTCTACTCTTGGTGTAACGTATGCTTATGCGGCACCCACAGCAGGAGCAGGAACGCCTGATCTGGCAGCATCTCTGGCGAAGGTTGGTGAAGAGTGGTACACGTTCGTTTTGAATTCATTCGGCACCGTCTCATCAATTATGGACTCATTGGAGCAATTCAATGGCATTCCTTTGGATCAAAATCCGACCGGAAGATACGCTGCAACTACATGGAAGCCATTTGTGGCTGTTACTGGAACGACTGCTGATGATCCATCATCTATTTCTGATGCACGTCCGGCAAACGACACAATTGCATTTGCGCCAGCGCCACTGAGCTTGAATTTACCGGTGGAAATTGCTGCAAGTTATATTCTTTTGGCCGCTGTGAGAGCTCAAAACACTCCACATTTGGATATTGGAGGTCTTTCGCTTCCGGATATCACAATTCCATCAGATTCAAACATTGGCTCAATGGCTATCTATACGAATCGTGATGCCATTGCTAAAAAAGGATGCTCAACAGTATCTTTGGCTTCAGGAGCTTACCAGGTTCAGGATTTCATTACAACTTATCATCCAGCTGGAGAAAATCCGCCTCAGTACCGATACGTTCGCAATTTGCAGCTTGATTTCAATGTGAGATTCAGTTATTTGGTAAAAGAAGCTGAAATAGTGGTTGATAAAGCTATCGTTGGAGATCTTGATACTGTTGCGGTAAGTGGTTTCGTTAGCCCTAAACAATGGAAGCAGGGCGTAAGGGCATTGATAAAAGATCTTATATCCCGTGCTCTTGTAACTGATGCTGATTTTTCGAACTCAAGCATCGTTGTGAATATCAGTACGTCAAATCCTGATCGGTTTGAGACGTTTTTCAGGTACAAAAGAACTGGAGTGGCAAGAATTTCTTCCACAACAGCAGAGGCGGGTTTTAATTTCGGGACAATAAACTAATTTTTATATGCCAGCAATAGGTGGTGATATTTTAGAGATCACATGGAATCATCCAACTTTGGGATCGGGAAACTTTCTCGCAAAATCAAATGAGGATAGTACCTTCGATTTAGGTGGATTCCGTACTGATGATGATGCTAATGGTATTGATGGCGCTGGAAATGCCATTCGAAAGCTTAATCGCGTTCGCCCAAGCTTTGAATGCACGATTTCAAACGACAATAATACCCGTCTTGAGCTTGAAAAGCTTTCTGCGTTGGCAGAATCACCTGTTGAAGCTGAGTGGACAGTTGCTCATATAAGCGGAGCGATCTATGGTATGAGTGGAAATCCAGTAGGTGATGTTAACGCCAACGGAAACAATGCCACAATCGCTTTGAAGATTGCTGGAAGTGGCCGAATGACCAGAATTAACTAAATTTTTAATCCCAATATGTCAAAAGTTACCATTGAAATTGCTGAAGCTGAGATTGAATCTTGGCTCGATAAGAAGAAAATTCTTCCAGGATTGCGTGATGCTCGTAGAGAGCACATCAACCAACTTGTAGAATGCATACAGGAAGGTGTTTTGGAGTTGAACACTGAGACTTTCGAGTTCACACACAATCTCCTTGAACCTTTTGGATCTGGCGAAAAGCTGACAAGCCAGTTAGTTTACAAACCTCGCTTGAATGACAAGCAGCTTCAGCCATGGATGAAGGGTGTTAGAGGTGATGATGCGGAAGGTAGAATGCTTGGATATGTAGCGGCTTTGACCAATACAAACCGACTTCTTTTGGAGTTGATGGACACTGCAGACAAGAGAATCAGTATGGCGATAGCAATTTTTTTTCTGTAGAGGTTATTGGATGTGCAGCGTACTTTGATTTCGCGGTGTATGGATACAATTTACTAACCTTTAATAATGGAGAAAACATTAACAATAGCATCAAAACTATTGTCAGAGAATATAAATGGTCACCGGACATAATCGGTGACCTTTTTTTTGATAGAGAAGATTATCGCGGATTATATTACTGGTACGATGATGTAATCGAGATGGTTGAGGAACAAAAAAAGATGATGGCTCAGAATAAAAAGTAATCAATGTCAGGAGCGTTTACCATACCGACCATATTCACTGCGATCAACAAGTTTTCGGCTCCTGTTGCTAATATGGCACGCTCGGTAACGATGTTTGCCAGTAAATCTTCCACGGCTCTTGGTAGAGTAGAGAAAGCATTCTCTGGGTTGATTTCTCCGATCACTGCCTTTAATAGAATGCTGGCTGGTGCCGGGCTATACATTGGGTTATTTACTCTTGTTGCGTTGCTCCGGAGTGCGGTGGGGGTAGTGGCTGATTTCGAAGAAGCCCAGATAAACATTTCCTCCGTAACGGGAAGATCCATTCAGCAAAACAAAGCTCTGGCCATGCAGGCGCGGCAAATGGCTGTGGACTATGGATTGGCAGCAGTGGAGGTTTCAAAGCTTCAGTACGAGTTGATTAAAATGGGTTTTGCTGAGCGTAAAGGAGGAATTCAGAATGTGCTCGATGCCACTCCTGCTATCACATTGGGTGCGAAGGCAATGAATGCTCCTGTAGATGAACTGGCAAAGTTGATCGGATCAGGAATGCAGTTATTTAATCGTCCTGCTCAGGAATTGGTAGATATTTATTCAAAGGGATTGGATTTGTCTGCTTTGGATTTTGAAAGCTTATCCACGATGGTAAGAAATTCACAATCTGCATGGGCGCTTGCTGGTAAGGGGCCGGAAGAATTAGTTGCTACTTTGGCTGTGCTTAGTAACGCTTTTGTGCACACTGCATCGGCAGGTACCGGGTTGAAAAACTTAACAATCGACAATGCTGTTGCTGCGAAGGAGATGAATAAGCAGCTTATGCTTATTGCTCAGGCTAAAGATCCTCTTGTTGCTGCTTACAAAATGTATGGACGTAGAACGTTCCAGGCTGCTCTTCCTCTTTCAAAAGGATTGGTTGATGGAGATACAGCTGGATTGTTGAAGAAACTGAAATCAGAGGCCAATGGTTACGCGAAAGCTCTTGCTGATATCAGATTGCAGGGAATTAATGCGAAGTGGACACAGGCCAAATCGTCTTGGCAGGAATTGATTTTAAGCATCGATGATGGAACAGGAAAGCTTGCGCAAACAGCAAGAACTGCCATCGATGTATTCCGGGCGATGAATTTGATTACCGCTGGATCAGAAGCGGCCACTAATGCACTGAAGGGAATGAATCCTGCTACTATAGCTACTGCGCAGAGCTTCCTATTTTGGACTAAATGGATATTCCGGGCCACTGTTTTGCTTTTAGTTATTAAAGCGGCTCTGTTAGCATGGTCCGCTATTGTTTGGGTGGCAAATGCTGCGCTTGTGGCTTATAATGTAGTTCTTGGAATATCAGCTGGACTCACTGGTGTGTATTCTTTAGCTGTTGGGCAGAGTGCTGTTGCTATTGGCGCGGCAAAAGTTGCTGTTTGGCTTATGACTGCAGCGCAATGGGCGTGGAATGCTGCAATGGCCGCGAATCCCATCGGTCTTATCATTATTGCAATAGCAGCCCTGATCGCATTAGTTGTGGTTATAATTGCGAAATGGAACGAATGGGGCGCTGCATTGTCATTATTTATTGGCCCGTTGGGATGGGTGGTATCGCTGATTCAGTCATTTAGAAGAAACTGGGATATGATTAAAGAGGCTTTTTCTTCAGGTGGAATAATAGCCGGCATAAAAGCGATTGGAAAAGTGATTTTCGATGCCTTGCTTATGCCTTTGCAGCAGTTATTTCTTTTGATGTCTAATCTTCCAGGTGCAATGGGTGAGTCTTCTAAGAAGATGTACGATCTATTGGCCGCATATAGAAGTGGATTGGGTGTGAATGTATCTACTAATGAAAGCGGAGAGCCAATTGCTGAAAAAGTTAACCCTCGCGTAGTCAATACTGATAATAAAAATGTGAAGGTAGATTTTGCGAATATGCCGTCTGGAGCTAAAGTATCCGGAGATATGGAAGTTGTTGGGGATATCAGTCCCGCGATGGGGTCAACCTTTGGGGCTTTTGGTCCCGGTTCTTTATTTGGTGATTGGAAATAATTTTTAGTTATGGATGTAGAAATGATCGAAAATGGTGATGGTGGTGACCTGATTGCCAAGAAGAATGACCTTTCGGTTATCTATGGCTTTGAGAATATGCCATACATCGCCCTTTTTGGCGGGAATGTTGAAGCATCTACACCAGTAAGAAGATTAGTCACTGAGCAGGCTTTTGATTTTTGGGGGAATGATTTAGAGCTTGATCCAAGCCTTCAGTTCAATTCACTCACTGAGCGAACACTGATGAATACTCCGTTGAATAGTCGTGGCAGAACTCTTATTCAGCAGGCTGTACGCAGGGATTTAGACTTCATGAAGCCATTCGCGCAGATAGGTATTGATGTGATTATTACCGGTGTTGATAAAGTGGTGATTGCGATACGCTTAATTCGCCTGGATAATATACAACAGCGGGATTTCATTTACATTTGGGATGCGACCATTGCTGAATTGATACAGAGAGAGAGTATGCCAGGTGGTGGTGCTGCGGTTCCGATAACTGATAAGATTTTTGATTTTTCTTTCGATTTTTCTTTTGAATAATGCGTAAATGATTAACATTCCAACCATTCAGCAGCTTAGGGCTGCTATTAAAGCTGATATTGAAACCACGTTTGGAAACAATATCCCTGCCTTCGGAAAGAATTTTCTGAGGGCATTGACTTTTGTACAGGCTGGTATTCTGAAGCTGTATTACCTGGCGATTGCATTTCTTCAGAAGAATATTTTTGTTGATACGGCTGATCCGGAAGCTCAGGGAGGAACGCTGGAAAGATTCGGGCGCGTGAAGTTGGGCAGGAACCCATTCCCGGCAACCGCTGGACAGTATGAAATTATTGTAACAGGGGATGTTGGTGGCACAATTCCAGCCAGCACCACATTTAAAAGTAATGATGATACGACTAATCCGGGAAAGCTGTTTGTTTTGGATAGTGCGTTTATCCTTGTTACGAATCCTGATACTATTGTAGTTCGCGCCTTGGAAGCAGGTGTAGGAAGTAAAATGCAGGTAGGTGAAGGAATGACAGCTACATCTCCAATCCCAGACGTGAATAGAAGTGCTACAGTGACCGCTGAGCCAATTGAGCCGCGTGCTGCTGAGACTATTGAAGATTATCGCGATAAAGCGATTGAGGCGTACAGATTGGAATCACAGGGTGGTGCTGTTGGAGATTATCGGATATGGTCCTCGGATGCGCAGGGCGTGAAGCAGGTTTATCCATATTCTGCGAGCGGTACAGATGGAGAGGTAAATCTGTACATTGAGGCAACAGTAATTGATTCTATTGATGGTAAAGGAACTCCTTCTGCCGGGCTGATAAGTGATGTGGAGGCAGTTGTTGAACTTGATCCTGATATTACACGTCCGATCAATGAAAGGGGGCGTAGGCCAATTCAGGTGATCGTGAACTTTCTTCCTATCACTGCTTTGGATGTTGAAATTAATATCAGTGGATTTGTCGGGTTAACTGGTGATATTCAGACTTCGATTTATGAAGCGCTCAAAGGTGAAATTGATAAAATACGTCCTTTCATTGCCGGGGCTGATGTACTGGCAGATAAGAATGATATTTTGGATGTCAACAGGATTATAAGTGTTATCCTGAATGTTCGTCCGGGTAGTGTGTTTGGTGCAGTTACTTTTAAGGTAGATGGTGTTTCTGTCTCCTCGTATCTGTTTGATGAAGGAAATATTCCTTACATACAATCTTCATTTATTACTTACGTATGAGCGTAGAATCAAAATTAAAAGAAACCACCAAGGCTCTTTACCCAACGGGGAGAGCATTTCGAATGCCGGAGGATGGATTTTTTGATAAGCTGCATACAGCATTAGGACTTTCTCTTACGCGTGCTTGGAATGACGCATCTTCTATTTTAAACAGTGCTCTCCCTGATAATGATGATTTCACTGCGGATGATGCCGCTGATTGGGAAAGAAGGTTGGGAATGATTTATAGTCCATTGGTTCCGTTGGCAGATCGTAAGTTGGCCATTCAGCGGAAGATGGCTCACCCTGGGAATATTAAGGCTCGCCAGAACTGGAGATACCTGGAAGGTCAGCTTCAGGCGGCAGGATTCGATGTTTATGTGTATGAAAATCGATTCCCAGATGGGTTTGGCGGCTATACAACGAAGACGCCAGAAGAATTTTCAATTCCGCCTTATCCAACTGAATTACAACATGGAGATTTTCAGCATGGTGACGCTCAGCATGGGGGGTCTCCTGGGAATAAGGTGGCCAATAGTATCGATGCCGGTGTTGATGAATCTTTTGTTGTTACAAATTTAAGATGGACATTTTTTATAGGTGGAAATCCTGCGGGTGAATGGGCAGATGTGTCAGCGAATAGAGAGGCTGAGTTTCGGCAGTTAATTTTACGGTTAAAACCAGGTAATACTGTTGCTTTCCTTTTGGTGAACTATATTTAAGCATAAATTATTTCAAAATGGCATACAAGATCACAGATAAACCAAATGCTGAGGGTGTAAGCGGAACCTATCCATACGGCAGCATTAAGGATAATACAGGCGGAGGTAATGGCGTTCCTGTAAATAGATTGGTTTATACCGATATCCATCAATTCTTTGCAAGAATAGCTGACTTGGCTGGAGTGGTTTTGAATAGCTCGCCTGATAATGCGGTTAATGGGTGGCAATTTGTTACTGCTTTACAAAATTTGATAAATGCAGCTGTAGCTGCGGAAGCTGCAATCAGGGCTGCGGCTGATACAACTCTTCAGAATCAAATTAACTCGCTAACATCTTCTACTGTAACAGCATTGACACTTGTTGCAGGATGGGCGCAAGATCCAGCTGTTGGGTTATCATTTGGTTATTTAAAACAACCTAATAAATTAATAATTTTTAGAGGTGCTATTTCTCAATCATCATTGACAGGTACAACTTTTGTCATTATTGATGATTCTAATGTGCCTGCTGCAATAAAATCAGGATTGCCCGGTTTTTTCGCTGTTCCTTTATATGTTAAAGATGGATCAGGCGTAACTGTTCCGGCTCAATTTGAATATCAGGTTGGTATTGGTTTTTTTGTAAGATTGGAAACTGCTATTGCATCAGGCACGCTTAATATTAATCTTAATAGCGTATCATTTTTAGGGGCTTAGTCTACTGAAAATAATTCATCGATAAGTCTTTTTTCATACTCAGCTTTTTTGCCGAAACATCTTACTGAAGTGTTCATTATAGACCAAGTATTATTGTGTCCTCTTTTTAAAATGCCGTGACCTAATTCATGGAATATGGTTTGTTTTAGGCAAATTGAATCAACTGAATTGTAGTAGTCTTCATCTATATAGCACTTTAATTGAGTATCCGGATTCAACCCTCCCTTTTCCGTAATAGTAACCCCTTCTCCGCCCCATCTTGATGTTACATTTTTTTCGATGATGAAAATAAGGTTATTTCTTTGTGGGCTTAATCCCCTTGATTCTGCCTCTATGTAGAATTCATTGACATAGAATTCTAATTCTGGCTGAATGTAGTACTCAGTATCTTGTAAAATTGAGCATCCGGTAAGTGAAAAAGACGCAATAAGTAGGAAAGTGAGTGTTTTCATAGAATTTGGTAATTTTGAATTAGAACGCATAGGTAACTATTCGTATTTTAAAAACAAAATAGCTCTATGGCAAACTTCTTCCTTAGAATTGATAACAGTGATGTAAAAGCATTCACAAAGAAGCTGGAGCAGATGCACCGATCAGCGCTACCGGGAGCCATCCGGGGCACTTTAAACGCAGCTGCATTCGATGTAAAGCAGAAGACTATGCCAGTGAGCGCTGATAAGCACTTTGAGCATAGAAAGCCTAATTTCTTCAAGGCGAATAGTAAAGTTGTGGTTGCTAATGGGTGGAATGTGGATGCTATGAAGGCTACTGTCGGATTTACTCCTACCGGAACGAAGTATAATAACTACGCTGTTTTAGAATTGGAGCAGCAGGAGCATGGTGGCATTATCCATAAAAGAACTTTGGTGCCTACCGATGAGGCGCGTGAGGGGAAAACAAATTCTGGAGAGGTAGCGGCACGCAGCCGACTCACCAATATCAATGCAATTCGCTTTGCTGAAAATCAAAGGGGGGTAAATAGGAGGCAAAAATTCCTATTGTCTGCCATTAAAGCTGGAAAGGGTGGATTTGTTGTCGCTGGATTGAATAAGCAAATGCTATATCGGATAGAGGCGTTAAAAAGAGATGGCAGAAAGACGATCGTGAGGTCAAAGGCATTGTATTCTTACCGTAAAGGAAGGTCTGTAAAGATTAGGAGAGCTACTGCTTTTATGAAGGAGGCGTCTCTTAATAGTGCGAGTAAATTGGAAATGTTCTACATTCAGGAGGCAAATCGTCAGTTTCAAAAATTAATGGGAAGAAAATGAGTTGGATCTTACAAGCGGAGAACGAATACGTTATTGTCACGGGTGATGATAAATCATATACAGTGCAATGGTTAAATCCTGGATATACTAAGGAATTTAACGTCTCAGAATTTGAATTCCCTGGCGTGCGCGGGACATTAGTTCAGAGAGGAACCCCTAAAGGAAGGCGGTTTAATATCGAGATTTATTTCTCAGGAGATGATAATTTGGATAAAGCCAGAGAGTTTGATGCTTCATCTGAAGATTCTCGCCCATGGACCATTTATCATCCGCTATACGGTACATTGAGTGTAATGCCAGCATCATTATTTTTTGATGATTCAAGTTTTAATGTAACTAAGATCACTGGAACTGTTATTGAAACTATTATCGAAGATAAACCGATCATGAGCGTTGATCCGGTGGATGCGATAAACAATGATATTTTTCTTTTGTCTGGAAGATTTGCTGATACATACGTCCTTGCTGTGAAGAAGCCGGATGCGAAAACGGTTAATCTTCTTTTGGTAAACACAGATAAGATTTATAAGCAGGGAGTAAAAGGTATAAACAATACGTTGGATGCAGAGAAGTACTTTAATGCTTTCAATACTGCAAATGCAGCCATTGTAAAGGCAACGAGTGATCCGCTTGATGCAATTAGAAGAGTTCAGGCAATGATCAATATGCCTTTCCAATTTGCCGATACTGTTAAGAACAGGATAAATACGTTAGTGGATCAGTTTAATCTTCTTCGCGAATCTATTGGTAATCTGATAAGGGTTCCTGATAAAAAAACTTACGAGAATAATGCTGGATTTATAATTGCCACGATGGCGCAGGCTGCGGTCACTAACATTGATTACACAAATCGTATAGCGGTACTTGATGTTATGGATATTATATCTATCCACTACGATCAGTTCATTGAAGATCTTGATACATTATCTTCATTGAATGGAGGTTCGCCTGATAGTTATATTCCAGACGCACAGTCAATGTCGGATTTGTCAGACTTGATTAACCTAACATTGTCAAACCTGATCATTATATCGTTGGATTCACGGCAGGAAAGGGTTCATATCACGGATAAGAATACAAACATCATTCTTCTGGCCCATAGACTTTACGGATTGGAAGAAGATGATTCAACGCTGCAGGATATAATCAACGATAACGACATTGGCATAAATGAACTTCTTCAAGTGATGAAGGGAAGAAAAATCATATACTACGTATAATGGAACTTTACATAAGCGATAGGTTTAGAAATAGAAGGGTTAACTTCTTCAGCGGATACAAAATCAATTCGAGATACGATGCAATTGCCTCTACTTTTGAATTAGAATACTTCTTTGATCCATTTAACAATGAGCATAAGGAGTTTTCTTGCGTAGGGCACTTTCATGAATGCCGGTTGGAGGATAATGGAGAGAGATTGCTTACGGGGTACATCACCTCTATTAATTTCGAGGATTCTGCTAATCGATCGATGGCTAAAATATCTGGATATTCTCTTACTGGAGTTTTGGAAGACTGCCAAGTGCCCCCTACGCTATACCCATTACAGGTAAATGGTCTTTCGTTGAAAGAAGTGTCTGATAAGTTATTAGCTCCATTCGGACTTCAGTCTGTTATCCACTCCTCAGTGTCGGTATTGATGAATCAGAAATTTGAGGATACGGAGCCGAAGGAAAATCAGACCATTAAAGGATTTTTGACTGAACTTGCTGCGCAGAAGAATATTGTGATCACGCATGATGAGTATGGGAGATTAGTATATACAAAAGCGCAGCGGACAAAATCAAGATACCATTTTGAGCGAAGTGTTTCTTCTGGGAAGATACCAGGTGTAAGTTTCTCCTTCACATTTAATGGGCAGCAAATGCACAGCGATATCTGGGCTATAGCGCAAGCTGATTTTGATCCAGCGGCACAGGCGGCACAGTCACCACCGATTAAGAATCCGTATGTCCCAATAGTATTCCGGCCGAAGGTGGTAAAGCAGAGCTCTGGCAATGCGGATGATACTGAACTTGTGGCAGACAATGCTGTATCTGCGGAATTGAAGGGGATGCCATTAGTGATAAAGATGGATCGGTGGAGGATAAATGATCGGATAATAAGGAAAGGTGATATAATATCGGTAACAAATCCTTATGTGTATCTTTATAAAAAAACTGATTGGATGATTGAATCAGTTGACTTCACTGGAACTCCAGAAAGCCAGATAGCTATTTTGAGGTGTGTTATCCCGGAAGTGTACACCGGAGAGGAAATCAAGTATATATTCGCAGGGATAAACATGCACGCATGAATAAGATTGTCACAGTAATTTCGTCTGAATTCAATAAGTTCAAACAGCGTATCGTTAAAGTTACTGCCAGCGGTAAGGATACGAAGACTGCCCGTGAGGCGAAGCCGTACGGATTCGATGGTAGCCCGATCAAAAATATGAAGGCTGTGTTTTTGAATACTGAGGTGGCTGGACAAACAGTGATTGTTGGGTATGTAAATGTTGATCAGCTGGCTGAATCAGGAGAAAGCCGGATGTATGCTACTGATGATAACGGAGCGCTGAAGGGATTTATCTGGCTGAAGAAGGATGGCACTTATCAGATCGGAGGTGCATCAAAGCACATGGCCAGGTTTGAGGAACTTAAATCAGGATTCGATCAGTTGAGGATTGATCATAACAACCTGGTAGCGGCTTTTAATGCTCACATGCACGCAACGGCTGCAAGCGGGCCACCCTCTCCGCCAACTGCCGTTCCTGGATCTATACCAGCTGGAAGCAGTTCAGCGAGTATTGATGCTGCTAAGATTGATGAGATAACTACTTTCTAAAATATTCCGGGGGACAGCGGGACTGAACAGAAAAGTTATGAGTACAGTAAGAGCAAAAGTCAAATGTCACGAAATTGTGATATGCGAAGGGTACGATTCCAAAACCGCTAAAATGGTTGAGGCTCGAAGGTTTAAGATGCAGATTGTGCATGGTAACTCTGATGAGAATAAGCTTTATGCTTCTATCAGTGGAGGTACAGCTGTAGAACTTCAGACTATTAATGCTGAAGTATTCGAAATGTTTAAGGTAAATGGGGAGTATTACGTTGATTTCATTCCTGTTCCCGCTCCTTAATTTTAATAGGGGGTTAATAGCCCCCTTTTTTCATTTCTAAAAGATCAGGAATAAAAAAACTTTATGAGGATAATTAAGGCTCTATTTCATTTTTTGTATTGCATTTTAGATTTATGCTGTGCTTTGGTGCTATATCCGTTTCGCTTACTTAGTGACTTATTTAAGAAAAATAATTAGATTTCGCCATGCTTGTATTTCAATCAGAATGGGCTTATATAAAATCGTGTACTACGATTGATGCTCAAATAGCGGCTATTGATGCCATTATAGCTCAATTGCTTATTAATGCTGCGCAAGCGGCTTTGAATAATGATATCGAGGAGTATTGGCTTAATGATGGTCAAACACAGGTGAAAACTATTTATCGTGGCGCTGATCGGGTGGCAGCTTCAATTCTTGTTTTTAAAAAGCTAAGGAATGATCTTGTCAACCAGAAAACAGGCCGAGTATTCAGAATGATTGATTCAAATAACTTCCCAAATAATGGCTGCTTCTAAATCTAAAAAACCAGTAAAACGCATGAAACAGCCTGCTCGAAATAAGCAGGCTGTTGGTGTAAAAAGGAGCCACCAATTGGATGCTGCTGTTTCCAGTAATTCTGTCGGACATGGTGTATATCGCGTTCTTGGCGGAATAGGATTTACTGGAGAGAAAAATGTAGGAGAGATAGGGCCGGTGAAGGATTACTACATCGACTACGAAATTCTGCGTATGCGGTCATGGCAATTGTTCCTTGAAAGCGACATGGCTCAAACCGTATTGGGAAAATATCGCACCTGGGTGATCGGAAGAGGCCTGAAGTGTCAGTCAGAACCAATGAAGCGTGTGCTTGAGAGACATGGTATCAAATTAGATATCAAGAAATTCGTGGAAGACGTGGAGGATCGATTCACATTGTGGGCGAAATCAAGAAATTCAGTCTATTCTCGAATGATGAACATGAACCAGTACTCCGGTGAGTGTTTCAAAAATAAACAGGTTGGCGGAGATGTTTTAGTTATCCTGCGCGTGATCAATAATAACCTCTCTGTTCAATTGGTGGATGGTGCACACGTTGTTTCTCCGATGTATGGTGATGAAAAATGGCCTCGTCAATTGGAAAATGGAAATGTTATTGCTAATGGAATTGAACTATCTCCAACTGGTGAGCATGTTGCTTATTACGTGAGGAAACCTGGGCCTTACACATTCACCTATGAGGTTGATCGAATTCCTGCACGCGGACCGAAATCAGGAATGCTGATGGCGTATATGGTTTATGGAAGCCGGTACCGTCTGGACAACCATCGTGGGCTTCCATTGCTTTCAGTTGTATTCGAAACAATGAAGAAACTGGAGCGATACAAAGAAGCTACTGTCGGTGCAGCGGAGGAAAGAGAAAAAATCGCTTACACTTTTGAACATAAAGAGTTTTCTGATGGCACTAATCCTATGCTGGAGAGAATGGCTATTGCGCGTGGAGGTTATGGTTTGGATACTCCAGGCGGTGCTCTTCCTGTGGATTACGTTGGGAACCAATTGGCCGACAAGTTTGCGGCATCTACAAACAAGACAGTTATCAATCTCCCTCCAGGTGTAACTGCAAAAGCGTTAGAGTCAAAGAATCAGCTTTACTTCAAGGAATTCTATGAAACCAACTCTGAGGCATTCTGCGCAGCTGCTCAGATACCACCAGAGATTGCTTTTTCGAAGTATAATAGCAACTTCTCAGCTTCACGCGCAGCACTTAAAGACTGGGAAAATACCTTGCTGGTTGATCGCGAAGACTTCTCCGCACAATTCCTTCAGCCTATGTATGAAGTTTTTGTGGTGCTTGAGGTTCTGAAAAATAATATTGATGCGCCAGGATTATTAGAAGCTATTGCTGCTGATGATTACATGATTATGGGCGCTTACCTTAATACAAGATTTGCCGGTGCACCGGTTCCTCATATCGATCCTAAGAAAGAGGTGGATGCAGAGCGTGCTAAACTTGGACCTTTGGGATCGCACTTGCCTTTGACTACTCCGGAAGCGGCTACCGAGGCATTAAATGGCGGAGATTCGGATACAAACTTCTCAAGGTTCTCCGATGAGTTAAAATTAGCTGAAGAATTAGGATTGGAGCTTATGGAAACTGGGGTTGAAGATCCTGGCCCTGGGCAGGGAAGTCAGGCTGATTTATTGAGTAGGATGGATGAATTGGAAGATAGACTGAATGCACTGAAAAAATAACTCATCTTACCGTTCGGAAGAAGGAGATCATAAAACGCCAAGCCATGATGCTTGGCGTTTTTAGTTTAATCCTTTTTCTTCCTCTTCATATCTTCAGGATATGAGTCAGAAATTTCTTTTAATTTCATTTGTCTGTTTGTTCTGTTTTTGTCTCAGCGGGTAGGGTTGAATTACCCAACATGTTGCAGGTTCCCACTCCGAGGCATAGACACAGGATCATAAATCCTGCACCAACATTTTCCGCGAAGTCTGATTCATACCATTTGTCGTTCATAAATTAAATCGATATTTCTATTAAGGTGTGTTTGTGTTCGCCAGTGTCATAGATCTGTTCTGTGATAACACCAGCGAAATAAACCTCTGGTGCATCTTGATCCAGATCCACTATATGTTTAGACCAAATCAATCTCCCGGTATTATCCCGGATCACAATGTGTCCATCTTCGAAGGTCATTCTCATATTAATATATTTCGTTTTGAATCCGCCGTGCTGAATCCTGTTCCTCTTCAGGTAAGAATTTCACCTCATGGTCATACCATTTATAACCACATTTCACACACTGACCTTTGGGTGAACCCAGATCGTCGCAGATGTGTGGATCTTCTTCGTAT